GATGGCAAAATCTGAAATATTACCTAAATATCAACCTGCTGGAAATATATATAAAGTAGATATAAACGCTGATGTTGATAAATTTATTGATTATGATGCTCGTCTTTCAGATCAATCTGATTTTGTGAAAAATGCTTTTGAAAATATTCCTAAAGGAAATGTTGAAATAATAAAGCAAGACAGTATTTTGCGCCCATATAAAATAGTTGGAACAAATTGGAAAGGCGGTAGGGTTGAAAGATCGGCAACAAGCCTTGAGCAAGCTGAAAGAGTAAAACGTAGAGCAGAAACTGTTGATCTAAAATTAGACGCAGATCAGTCAGGAGCATCTGTAGTAGGGCAAACTGCTTACAATGAACAAAAAAATATGATTGGTCTTTTGCAACAGAGAGGTATTGAAGGTATCCGTTATTTAGACCAAGGGTCAAGAGGCATGGGATACGAGGTTAAATTATCCCAAAAAGGCAAGCCATACGAAACTGAGCCTATAACTGCTAAAACAAGAAGAGATGCTGAAGAAATAGCGCAAAATTATGAGGAAAAAGGTTTTGACACGAATGTTCAACAAAGTGGTTCAAGAAATCTTGTTGTTTTTGATGATCGTATAATAGAAATTGTAAAAAAATACGGAATAGCTGGAGCAGCATTGCTTCTTGGTGTTTCAACAGTAGATATACAAGGTGCTTTAGCACAAGGAACTTCAGAAGATGTAAATACAGGATTGTTGCAATGATCTCTTTAAAACTAGAAGAAGTAACGCAAGTATGATAGATAGTGCTAGAAAAGCTAACGCACCAGGAATTTACTAGGAGCTACTAATGGCAATAACAACTTACGCAGAGCTTAAAACAGCCGTAGCTAATTGGCTTAACCGCGATGATTTAACTGCTGTTATTCCTGATTTTATTTCACTAGCAGAAACAGATATAAACCGAAAATTAAGACATTACAAAATGATTGAACGTATGGACGCAACATTAGATAGTCGTTATGTCCAAGTTCCTAACGGTTGGTTAGAGACAATGCGGTTTAATATTACTAATTCTTCTACGGTAAAATTAGACTATATTGGCCCTGAAGATATGCTGCAAAAACGTGAACAGAATAGTGATGCAGTAGGTGTTCCACAGTTTTATTCTCAGATTGGTGATGCAATAGAAGTATTTCCTACACCATCAGGTGAGTTTCCAATGCAGCTTGCTTTTTTTGAAAGAATACCATCACTGAGTGACACCACGACATTTAACTGGTTATTGCAAGATGAACCAGATTTATATTTATATGGCACGTTGATGCAATCAGCACCATATTTATTAGATGATGCACGAACACAGACTTGGGGCGCTTTATATACAAACGCTTTAAATTCTTTGCAAGTTGCATCAGATGACACACGTTATGGTGGTTCTGGTCGCAGAATTATCATATCTAGTTATTAATATAAAAATGGTGTATAATGCACTTAATCAAATCTTACGGAGTTTAATATGTCTTTAACAAACGCTTTTGAGACACATACCTTACAATATTTATTAACTGCTGGTAGCATTACAAGGCCGACAGCATGGTATGTTGGTTTATTTACTGCTGATCCTACTGATACAGGTTCATTATCAAATGAGGTATCTGGAAATGCATATGCGAGAACAGCAGTAGCTTTTAGTGTTACCAATGATTTAGCTACAAATTCTGCTGCTGTAGAATTTCCAGCGGCATCAGGTGGTAATTGGGGTACAATAACACATATTGGAGTTATTGATGCCTCAACAAGTGGTAATATGATAATTCACTCTGCTTTGACTACGGCTAAAGCAATAAATGATGGTGACGTTTTTCGGATACCAACAGGTGACTTAGATATAACGGCTGCATAATGGCTTTACGATCAACATATAATTCTGGAGTTTACAATTCTGGATTGTATGGAGAGCCTGAAACTACTCAGGGCGCTGCTTCTACAGCAATAGCTTTAAGTGCAACTGCAAGTTCTGATACTGTTGTGTCAGGAGCATCAGCAGCATCCATAACTCTTACATCATCAAATCCAACTAGCGTTAGAGTAGCTGATAGTGGTGCAAATATTAGCTTGCAAGGTATCGCAAGTGTTAGTGCCGTTAAATATGAAGTAATACCTGGATTTAGACCAGGGTATGGTTTGAATACTTTTGGTTCTTTTATTTATGGCGAAAACAGAGATATTAATGACGGTGCTGTAAATACAACTGTAACGATTACAGCTACAGCAAGCGGTAAAGTAACAAGAAATTTTGCTTCCAATACAGCAATTACTTTAACAACAACAGCGCAAGGATTTCTGTCAAATGTAGGCGCATCAAATGCAAGTATTTCAATTTCAACAAATATAGAGTATAACAGGGTAAGATTGTTTTCTAGTGCAACAAGTTTTACGTTTACATCTAATTCTTCAGCAAGATTTAAATGGCTAGACGTAGTTGACCCAAGCACAACGTGGACAGATGCCGATTATTTAGAGAGGGCCGCATAAAATGCCAGCAAACACAACAACATATAGTTTTCAAAAGCCAACTGTAGGCGGTGATGAAGATGCCTGGGGTGGATATTTAAATGGGAATTGGGATAAAACTGATGACCTTTTAGATGGTACAACGCCAGTAACAGGGATAGATATTAACTCTGGTACAATAGATAACGTAATTATTGGTGGAGCAACTGCTGCTGCTGGTACGTTTACAACTATAAATGGTACAGTAATTACTGGTACAACACTGAATTTATCAACAGGTCTTGCGGCTAATTTAAGTACAAACGGTTTTGATATTGTTACAACGTCTAACGCAAATTTAGATTTAGCGCCAAATGGCACTGGTAAAGTTGTTTTGAAGGGCAACACAAACTCAGCTAAGATTGTGCTTAACTGTGAGAACAACTCGCATGGTGTAACTCTTGCAAGCCCACCACATAGCGCAAGCGCAACCTATGAAGTGGCACTGCCAAACGCCTTGGGTTTAACAAATGCAAGCGCGGTTGTAACCTCAGACGCAAATGGCGTGGTTGGCTTTGACAACGGCACGACTGAAGAAAGCACCGTTGTAACCTCTAGCTCCAATGCAGCTACTATTAACCTACGTGATGGCAACGTGTTTACACACACTCTATCTGAGAATGTAACTTACACGTTTAGCAACCCTGCCGCATCTGGCAGAGCGAGCGCGTTTATTCTAAAGGTAGTGCAAGACAGTAGCGCAAGAACAATCACTTGGCCTGGCAGCGTAGATTGGGCAGCGGCAACAGCACCAACGATAACTGCTACAAATGCAGGGGTAGATGTGTTTGCGTTTATTACGGTTGATGGGGGCAGTAATTACTATGGCTTTACTCTAGGTCAGGCAATGGGATAATACTATGACAGCTTCTAAAATAGTAGCAGCAGCAGCCTCTGGTGTAGGGAGTGCAGGGCTTGATGTAGATGAAGTGTTTAATACACAATTGTGGAATGGAACAAATGCAAGTCAAACAATTACCAATGGTATTGATCTTACAGAAGGTGGATTAATTTGGACAAAGGCGAGAACCTCTGATCCTACTGAGCAAGATCACCAATTACTAGATACTGAACAAGGTGCATTTAGGTATGTTCTTGAAAGTAACACTGCTAATGCTCGTTTTGATTTTGGGGCAAGTATGATTACTCCAAACACAAACGGTTTTACTTTAACTTCATCAAGTCGTATTAATCAAAATACTTATCCATACGTAGGTTGGACATGGCGCAAAGCCCCTAAGTGGTTTGATGTGGTGACGTATAGCGGAACGTCAAATAGCGCTACTGATTATCAAGATATATCACATAACTTGGGTGCGATACCTGGCATGGTCATCGTAAAAAGACTTAATTCCTCAGAAAACTGGGCAGTTTGGCATAGGAGTATAGATAGCAGTGGAGATATGCTGCAACTAAATATTACGGATAGCAAAACTGGGAGTGGTGGTAGATTTAGCGCAAATAATCAATCTAATATGACTGCTACAACATTTCGTGTTTATGGAGATAATCAAACTGGTGCAAATGGTGGTACTTATGTTGCCTACCTATTCGCACACAACAATAGTGACGGTGGGTTTGGGCCATCGTCTGACCAAGATATTATTAAATGTGATTCATATACTGGTAATGGTAATGCTACTGGGCCTGTT